TCATTACAGTTGAGTTAGTTACTCCAGCAACAATACCATTTGCTCCAGATGAGCTTCCTTCAATAACATCACTTGTGCTAAAAATTACTTGTAAGTTGGCAGATGAATTATTAAAAACTGTTAAAGTGACTGCAGACTCTTCATCAACCGGCTCATTAATTTCTAATGTATGTGAGTTTGATATTAAATTTATTGTTGATGTTACTTGGTTACCAAACGAACCAGATATCATTGCTACTGTAAGATCGTTAGTTCCTGTACCTGTATTATTGTTTATTATAAAACCATTAGCTACAACCTCACCATTTGCTAATGCTCCTTGAATAGTTGGTAGTTCTGTTGAATCAAATAGTGCAAGGTTCTGATTGAATTCTGTTGCGTTAGTTATCTTTACGTTCTCTACATCTTGTTTTACAGTTTCAAATCTAAAGAACACTGCATCATCTATCTTATTGATTATACTATCGAATGGAGCAGCTACATGAAGATCGCCATTAGCATGAACATTTCCTGTAAATGTATTACTATATGCTTGTGCAGCATTTATAACATTACCTACAGTTATGTTTTGATCATTGACGTCAGTAAATGTAACATTGCTATCTTTAGAGAATCCAAATCCTCCATTAGCTAAAGTAAATTCAACTAAGCCTGTTGCATCTGATGTTGATGTAACTCTTGCCTGTCCTTGTTTACCTGACGTTGCTATAACATTAAATGTATCACCAACTATATAATCACTACCACCTAATGTAATTTCTATCTCTGATAATGAACCTGTTATTATTGGCATGTCATCAGTTATTCCATCTGATGACTTAGCTATGATTTCACCTCTTAAGAAGTTTCCTCTAAGATTAGATAGTTTTATACAATGAACTTTTACATTATTCAGTATCTTTGTTGATATACTTTCTACAAATGCTTTAGCTCCTGATGTGTCTCCAACTATCTCTAAGCCTTCTAATTCAATTAGTTTATCTAAATTTCCTGTATATACTTCAATGTATCTCGGTGTCTTGAAGTCTGATGCTGATGGTTTTAGCACATCTTCACTTGGATAATCTACTGTTATTGCTTCATCAAATAACAGTCTGAACAATAATTGTACTGCTCTAGGTGTACCTTTTGCACGATAGAAGTCCATGATATTCTTAATTGTAAGTCTATCATCAGCTTTTACTAAGCCAGGTAATTGAGATAAAAAGGTAGATTTAAAGTGATCCAGAAATTCTTCTGATGTTTTATCTATGTCTAAGTATTCTAAAAGATTACGTGAATAGTCTAATGTTTGATCTTTTTGTTCTAGGAATTCATAGTATGCTTTGAGAAATATTTGAAACATTTCTCCTTCTTCGTTGTAGAATGCTGGAAACTGTTCTTTGACAAATAAAGAAAGTTTATCCTCTATTTGTCGCATTATACCCTCTCTTGAATTATATTAATTATTGGTTTTTGATTATAACTTAAGATTATGTTTTTGTTTGATTTTACTGTTCTATTTGAAGGGGTTGTTGTAACAGTTATAGCTGAACCTTCAAAAGAAGAAACTTCAAATGTGTTTATACTAACTACACCTTCTTCATAATCTACTGTACCAATATTATTTTCTACTACTTGTATATCACCATTTGCTTGTCTTACAATTTGAAGAGTACCTAAACCGTTGTCTCTTAATGTACAGCTAGTTAAGTTTGAAAAAGTAAATGCAGTAGATTGTACTGGAGCTGATCCATCAACATATTGATTTAATGCATCTGGAATTTCTTGTTGAATTTTATTGTTAAAGTTTAACACAAAACTATTTGCTACTCCAAGATCTGGATTAATAGTTTTCTTTAATGTAATAAATGTATCGTTATTAAGAATAGAAGCATCAGCATCATCTATACTTCTAGCTAATTGTGAGCTTCTTAATGTAGTATCAAATTTATTAATATTTGTATTTGCAAATTCTTGTATCTTATCAACAACTAAAGTTTTGATATCTAAGTCTGATTTGGATGTTCTATTTGGATCATATCTAACGTCTGAGTTAACTTGTACAAATAAAAATTCAGGATCAATCACTTTAGGTACAACTGATAAAGGTGATCTTAGTCTTAAGAAGTCTTCAATATCTTTCTTTCTTGAATCTGGTATACCATCAGCATTTTTTAAATCTACTGAAACAATTACTTTACCAAACTCTGGTGGTGTTGCTTCCTCGCCACCAAATACATTTAGTGTTTCTATATCATTAAAGTTTTGTAACAATAGTGTTTTATAATCACTTACTGTTACTGTTCTGTCTTGTATTGTAATTGATCTCGGTGCATTTACTCTTATAGAGTCTATACTTTCAGCAATGCCTCCTCCTTTAGCAGTAGAGGTAACTGTAATACTTGTATTGTCATGAGCTATATCTGCTGTTCCTATTGTAAAAGAGTTAGCGCCATTTGGTAAATCTCCAGCTGTTTTTCTATATACAGCTTCTACAACATTACCGTTTATTAATTTTTTACCTACAACTCCGTCTCCAAATTGTAGTTCATATTTTCCATCTTCTGCTGGTACTACAAAGTATACATTTGATGATCCATCTAATCCTATTGTTGTTAAAGATTTTGTGAATATAGAATTAGTAGTATCTGTTGCTGATGTTAGTACTGTTACTGTTAAACTATTAACATCAACTTCTTTGTTTTGTAAAACAAATCTCTGACCTGTATTTGCAGAATTAATTGTAAAGTATTCATAAACAATATCTCCTTCAAAAATTTCTAAGTCTTCTACAAGATATCTACCATCGGTATCAGCTGATACTGTTATTCTTTCATTGGTTGTAAAACTATATGTATTAGAATCTACTTGAGTTGAAAAAGCTGTGTACTTAGGAACAGTTATTGATGATGGAGTATTGGCTGGTAATATTTCAAAATCTATAACAGCTTTTGATGCTGTGTGTGATCCAGGTAAGTAATTTAGAGTTTTTGCATGAGAAACAACACTATCTCTTAATTGTGCACTGTCTATAAATCCTTCAGCAGCCACCATATTAAGATAAAAATTTTGCATATAGGTATTATATGAAAGAATATCTAACATGACATTCATGTTTGATCCCTCAAAATCATAGTCTTTTAGCAAGTCTTGCGACTGCAGATATTGCTTAAGGTTTCCCTTAATATCACTAAAATCTAAATTTGCTACTGATAAACTACTATTTGCCATTACCTTATTCTCGCTAATTCAAGGTTTAAAACCTGTTCGTCTTTATTATTTATTAAATTGAATAGAATAGATACAAACATATAATTAGAATCTGGTGATGCACTTATTTGTATGTTTATTAGTTGAGCTCTAGGTTCAAATTGCTGTATCGTTTCTTCAATTGTTTGTCTTGCTACAATACTAGTTTGTGGAGTAAAATTTTCAAATAATAAACTTCTTATTTTACATCCAATATCTGGTTGCATTAGTCTTTCACCCTTATCTGTAAGTATCAAATTTTTTATTGATTGCTTAACACTATCAGCTTCTTTTTTCAAAGCTAAGTCGCCCGTAGAGGGTAGGAATGCAAAACTGTTGTTAAAGTCTGTAAATGTAGCCATAAGTTTATTTATGAACCAAAGTCAACTGGTTTAGGTTTTTCTCCTGTTATTACTAGATGAGGTAGTGCCTCTATCTCTTTTAAAATTTGTGAAAAGTTACTAAAGTTAGTTTTTTCGTGTACCTCTTGATATGATATTTGTGGTTTTGGAACAAATGCCTCATCTGGTGGTGTTAATTCAACTTGACCTTCAGCATTTGTTCTTAGTCTTAATCCTGCCTCAGCCTTCTTAACATCTGCTTCATAATCAATAACCTTTGCTATTAAACTAGTTTGTAACCCAAGTGCAGTTACTTTTTTTCTTTCCTCAATTGCTAATCTAAGTTCATTTTTCTTTGTCTTTTTGTTTCTTGCTTTTTCTGCTTTTTCTTCAAATTCTCTTGCTTTGAATACTGCCTCTTTATACTTTGATCTTACTGGTGTATAACGAGCTGCATATTCCTCTGTTCGTTCTTTTTCTATTTTAGCAGCTGCTTCTGTATTAGGATCTACTATTACTGTTTTAGATTTTTTAATTTTATCTGCAGGTGCTTCTTCTTTTTGTGGTGGTGGAGTATCATTTTTTTCTGAGGGTTCTTCTACTGGCTCTGCATCTTCAGTAGCAACCTTAGATTCTGTTCCTTTCTTAACAATCACTTCTTCTTTGTTTTCATTTTCTATTATTTCTAAAGTTGGAACATCTTTACATAAAGAATCAAGAATAGAGGCTGAGTCATTACCTGGTAATGTGATTGAGGGTACGCCCCCCATTAAATCTTGTACTGCTGATAAATCACCTGTAGCTAATTTACCAAGAGCGCCACCTACCTTTTGTAATTTAGCTTTTCTTTGTAAGTCTTTAAATTCTCCACTTAGACTTTCCATCTTGCTTGGGTCGACTCCAGCTTTTGATAACATATCATCTATGTTAATGGTACCACCAAAGTTTTGTTTTATACCTTCAAGCTCAGATAACATAGCACCAGGATTATCTAAATTAGAAATTAGCTTTGTCATTTGTTCTTGTAAGCTAGCTTTTGGTTTTGGTATTTCAGGTATAGCAGATTCTATATCTGCAAGTATTCCATCAGTCTTTGATTTTAGATTAGCTTTAAGTCCACTAATGTTATCTGCAATACCTGCTGCTCCAGTTCCAATAGAACTGTTCTGCAAGTCGTCCATAGCTGACCCTATCTTTGTATCGAGGTCTAAAAGTCCTTTTGATGGTCCGCAATGTTTTCCGCTCATAGTTATGTTCCGCTAGTTGGTGAAGATGATTCAGTATTTGCACCAGCTGAATTATCTCCTACAGGATCTGGGTCTGTAGTGTTATGTGTATGAGTATGTAATGTTACATTTGTATCTGTAATGTTACCAGATACTACATCTATTGATCCAGTATTGTAATCTATTGTACCTGTTGTTGCATCAATGTCCATTGTTGGTGCAGTGATAGTTTGAGTTGCCTCACTCTCTAGTTTTTGATTGCCAATTGATTTAACTGTCATTGTTTCTTCTGCAGCCATGTTTACATTAGTACCAGCTGCAATGTTAATATTGTTACCAGATAAAGTAGAATAGTTATCAGCAATAATGTGTGTTGCTTTATTTAAGTTAGTTCTTTTATCTTCACCAGTTGTTGTCTTTGTATGAGTACCTTTAATGTTTTCAGTATGATTGCCAACTGTATTTAAGTTTACATTCTTAGATACTCTCTGATTCATGTTTCCGTTTATCTGTGTCGACTTATCACTTCCAATCTCTTTTGCTTCATTACCAGCTATCTTTTGTACTACATCGCCTCTTACTGTTTGAATGTAATCTCCATCAATCTCTTCTATCTTATCTCCTTTGATAAGTGTTCTTACATTTCCGTTTATAGTAATGTTTACATTACCTTTTACAAACATATCTTTCTCACCAAAGATGACTTCATAGTCATTACCAACAACTTTAGTCATTCTATCACCAGCTGGTTGAATTTCCATAAATGTTCCTTTAGCATGGAAAATGTGAATTCTTTCTGCTGTAGGAGTATCATCTACTTCAAATACATGACCTGCCTCAGTGTGCCATACGTGGTTTAAAGGATAAGTTGATTTAGATACTCCAGGAGGAAATGATGTACCTTGACCACCATATCTGGGATGAGGTTCTTTCCAGCTTGTTCTTGTGTAAATATTATCATCTTTATCTACTAAAACGCTAGGTACTTTTGATCCTTTAGCTGATTCTACTGTACCTAAAGCCTCTTTATTAGCTCTTTTTGATAATAAATTTACATGAGTTTCTGCATTAGGTCTTGCTAATCTTGTAACTGAGGACTCTCCTAACTCTGATATATCTGGCTCATTTAATGGATATACTTGATTTTTTGAATCTGCAAATCCTCTATCACTTGCTAATTCAGATGGTTTTCCTGCTAAAGTACCTACTACTATTGGGTTTTGATATTCACCTTCGTCTAAGAATACACCATAAACCCAAGTACCTTCTACTATACCTGTAGGTGATCTTCCTATTCCACTTATAGCAGCAGAAGTAATTGGTTGTACAACCATAGCCCAAGGAAGGTCATCACATTTTATTGCATCGTTATCTTCAGTGTGAATAGAATATACTCTTACCTTTACTCTACCTAATTCTTCTGGATCGTTTCTATCTTCAACGACTCCTATGAAGTTTCTAAAATTAGTAAACGCTTTTGTTCCTGTTTGCATTATTGTTTCACCACTATACTTCTTTCTGGTTTTGGAACATTAGCTCTATAGCTTTCTTTACTACAGTTTACAATGCATCTATATTCCTCACCTCTTATCATATGGGATACCCTAGTTATTACATACTTACCAGATATTTTTGGCTCTTGTAATTTCTCTTCTGTGAATCCTGACAATTCTAATAAATCTAAATCTATAACTTGACCTACTGATAAATTTGAATTACCTGGTACTACCATGTTTAACGAAACTTGAGATAAGCAATCAAGATAAAATTTTCTTCTTGGTATCAAATCTTTTCTTTTATCATCAACACCAATGTTGTTTATCCACTTAGTACTATTAATAACATTCAAATGTTCATCAATTAAGTCTTTCGTGTCTAAAGACATTGCTGTGTCATCTAAATGCACAAAAGTTGCAAAGTCTTCTTTTATTCTAACTTCAGTACTATTTATTCTTTGATTGATCAAATCTATTTCTCTCACAGCATTAGCATAAGCACCAGATTTTATTTTTTGTAAAACATCTTTATTGTTAGGGAACTTTAAGTTTTCTATTGTATGTTGAGGATCGTTGTCACCTGCTCTTACTGTTGGAGAGTACTTGTACTTTATAGCCTCTTTTCTATTTTCATCTATAGTTCTTTCTAGGTTTTTAAATTTAAAACCATCTACTGTTTCATAAAAACTAAACAAAGATGCTCTATATCTTGAGTCATATGCCCTTCTTTGAAAAAAAGACATAGACTCAAAAGGAGTCATTCCAGGTACAATGTAAGTGTACGTTCCTGTTGTATCATCTATCTCAATCTCTTTATCAGAGCCAAGTTTATCAAATACAGTTTGTACAGCTTTTTTTATTGGCATTTTAAATGATTGGTTTATATCCATGCTAGATTGTTTGAAGTGTTCTGGAGTCACTCCATGCAAAGAATATACTTTTATATCATTTTTATTTGGATCTACTTCTACGTTGATTTTAAATATTCTAAATTTTAAACTTATTATTCGATCATCTTCTAATATACTTTTGAAAGAAACCTTGAAAGTTTCTGAGCCTTCAAATTCTATTACACCTAGAGAATCAGATGTATCTACTACAGCCATTTTAGCTGACAATGAATTTGTAAATATGTCTTCTTTAATTGAAAGAGCTGTCATAGCTGAACTTACATCCACGACACCTCCAGCATGAGTTATAGCAATAGGCGCTAATCTTTCATACTTATTGACGACTACTTCTTGTTCTGACATTATCCATTCTCTAACATAGCTTCTCTTAGTAGTTCAAATGCTGTACCAGAAACTCTATTGTCTACTAATTTTATTGATCGCTTAGCCTCATTTTTTTCGACTTCAAAATCATATTGTCTTACTGCTGTATATTGACCCTGAACTATTTTACTCCAACTTTGTGAACCTGTATCAAAGGTATCTTTAGAAATAATTGTACCTTTTGTATTGTGTTTGTAATGAACTATATTTGTTGTGCTTGTTGTATCTTGTGCTTCTTCTATTGATCCATACTTATCTATTACTAAGTTATTTAATTGTTCATTTGTTAATGGCCAGTCATAATATGGATCAACAATATCGTTAGCTAAAAAGATAAGCCAAGTATAATTTACGTTTCCATAATATGCATTAGCAATAATATCTGGTCTCTCTCCATCTTTTACAACATAGTCGTAAATAATATTTGGATTGTTTAATATTTTATTTTTTATAATAGGTCTAGTAATTAAGTTCCTAGCTATTTTTGTTGCATACTCTATACTTGGTATGTTTGCAAAGTATCCTCTAACAGCCATTTATCCTACCTTTCTTCTCTGTAATTGCTGATAGTCTTCTGCAGTCCATATTTCTGTTTCTTGGAATTCAAGTTGTAAATCAACTCTTGTTGGAGCAGCAGTTTTTGCAAATAATAAGTTATCTCCTTCTGGTTGATAGTTAACTTCTATTCCAGTTATAGCACATCTTTTAAAGTAGTGTAAGTTTTCTTGAACACCAGCATAAAATAAATCTACTTGGTTTGGATAATTTAAGAAAAAATTAGCTCCGTTTCCATCTGTCTTTTGTTCTGGATGAGCCATCTCTTGAATTTTTTGTATTATAAATTTTAATTGTTTTGATTCATCTCTACTTTGTGGTGCCAGTTTCCATTGTAGTGTAAAGGTTTTAAGGTCTACTTGTTTAAATAATAATACTACGTGAGGATTTATAACATTTCCAAAAGCCTGGTCTGCAGTTGCACCTAGTCCTTGTCCTAATTCATTTATAGCTTGTCTACCAGCAGCTCCTGTTGCTTGAGTTAAAGTTTTTAACAATTGCAATTCATCACTACCAGCATCAGGTACATTACCATCTGAAGTACTTAATGCTCCTCCACCTTTAAATGCATCTAGAACTTCTTGGGTTACTCCCCCAATGGCTCCACCAATAACTCCTAACTCATCCTGGTTATATTTCATTCCGGACTTATCAACTATACCAGTTCCAGGTAATGGCAATGCAATTGAACACACTATATCATCTATAGGTGCACCAATAAATCCCATTTTAAATTTTACGAAATTCATCACAAATGAATGCTTTCCAAGATCCAATGGAAATGCAAATGCATCTACTGAAGTTATTTCTCTTGCTTTATCAGCAATATGCTCATCCGGAAATGTTGTTCCGTGATATCTTCTACCTGCTTCAAAGTTTACGTCATCTTGACCTGACATCTATGTTCCTCTATAAATACCCTTATGGCTTATTCTGGAAAATTTGTACCTCACAATCCAAAAAAATATAAGGGCGATCCTTCTAATATTATTTATAGAAGTTTGTGGGAGTTCAAACTAATGAAATACCTAGATTCTCACAGTCAAATAGTAAATTGGTCATCTGAAGAGTTTTGTATACCGTATAGAAGCCCCATTGATAGGAGAATGCACAGATATTTCCCAGACTTTTGGGTAGAAAAAGATAACGGAGAACAATTAGTTATAGAAGTTAAGCCTAAACAACAACTAATTCCACCTAAAAAAGGAAAGAGACAGACAGTAAAATACTTGAGAGAGATGAGAACATTTGCAGTAAATCAAAGAAAATTTGAAGTAGCACAGGAGTTTTGTAAGAATAAAGGTATGAAGTTTATGATAATGACACAAGATGAATTAGGAGTTATTGGATAATGCCAGCATATTTCTTTCAAAGAGCAGTAAAGATGACAGGCGAAGAATTCGATTTTGAGTTCAAGTCTATGAGAGAAATGTATAAAAAGTTTGAAGGTGATCCTATCAAACGAATAAGAGAGCTTGGAGAAGAAGAGGCTAAAAGTAGTCCTAATCAATTATTACAGAGCGCAGGTAGAACAAAAAGACTTTTGCCTGGTAGAATGTATATGTTTAATTATAGGAACCCTATATCAAAAGCTAGTGCTGATTATTATGACATGTATCCTGTAGTATTAGTTATGAATGTATATCAACAGAAAGATTATTTTCAAGGATTAAACTTTCATTACTTACCTCCATTATATAGAGCAGAGCTTATGGATCAATTGTTTCAATATGTAATGAATTCAGGAACAGAAGGAGATGAG